GCTTATCAAATAACTGGTCAAAAGTCATACCTTCACCATCATTAGAATAAAGGTTCTCGGTACTACAGTTCCAGCTAATCTTTCTAGCAGCCTTAGCTACCCATTTACCACCGCTATCCTTAGAAGTGGTTTCTACTGTTTCTACATTTATACTTAGTTTGTGGCTAGTGGCAAATGCTATAGACTTATCGTCAATAAATAGCATTAAGTCACCACCGTTAATTACTTGTCCTGCCATTTGTCTTTATATTGAATGTAAGGTTTTGAATGAACGTATCTTCTATGTAATCTTCATCTGCATTAGTCATTCTAATATCCTGTATGTTAATACCAGAATAGATTCCCCTCTTACCTTGTAAGGCATCCTTTACTAAATCAGCTATTTCTATGCTTTCATTATACTTATCAGAAGCTATAACTACTTCTACATAAGTATCTTCCTTATAGATAAACCTATCTTTACTATCAGATGGTTCTATACCAGTTCTTCTATAAACAATAAAGGGAAATGTAGTACCAGTATCAGCAATTAAGGGATATATTTTATTATGTACCCTGCTAGTAACATTAGCATCATTACTAAGCAGGTTATATATTGCTTTGCCTACTTGTAAACTCATCGTCTGTTTCTATTAGCTATTCTCTGAATTGACTGGCTTATAAGGTTATCCATATTATCAAAGATTTCCCTTTCCTTATTGGCTTTAGCTGTTCTAAAGAAATGTGCCGCATTGATATTACCTCTATTGGCTGATACTCTCTGCCTTCTTATTGGATTCCGACCTCTAACAGATGCAGTATTACTACCAGTGGTTCTTCTAACTCTAGTACCCATTTCAAAGAACTTCAATCTAAAGTCCCCCATAATATGTACTTTAGCTTCTTCTCCGTTTCGGTCAGCATTAGATTTAACCCCTGCTGCTAAAGTTCTACCATTCCACCAGTTTCTACTGGAAGCCGCCCTACCTAAAGCCTGTCTTAGTTGTCTTTTAGTTTCTGTTGCCAGAATACCAGCACCCTTTCTCAAAGCACTTCTATAAACCTGCCTTTGCTGCCTACTAGTCAAATCTGCAAACATAGAAGTAACCTGTCTGGCATCTACTTCTATATTATTCATTTATCAATTCAGTTACTATGGTTATTGATTGCTTATATAATTCTGGATTTATGCTAAGAATCCTGTACTTCTTTCCATTCCAAAGGATTCTCATATTCTCATTAACTTTGTGATATAGCCTTATAGTAAAGGTTACAGTATAAGAATGAACTATTTCATTATTCTGATTCTGTCTATTACCACTGTTATAAGTAACATTAGACCTAGTGCTAATAACATCTCTCCAATCAATAGAGTTAGCACCATAGCCATCTTTAATAGCTACAGGTTCTTGTATGGTAATAGGATAATGTAATGTTCCTGCTCTCATTTAATTGTGTATTTACGGTAAAGTCCTATCAGATATTCATAACTATAGGGAATCTTAACTACTGTACCATAACTAACAGGTTCTCTATTTGCATAAAGATTACCTATCATTAGTAACATAGCGTGAATTATAGCAGGTGGTAAAGTACCACCTACTTTCTAATTCATCTAAAGCTATGTCTAAATGTTTAGATACCGAATCCTCTGCTACAGCTATTAAGTCCAGAATGTACATATCATCTGCCCTAAAATCCTCATCTACTAGCAGGTGTTTCTTTGCTTGTTCTAAAGTTATATACATAGCTTACTACTTATTAAACAGACTATAATTAGGCTTTAAGAACCTTCTTAACAAATGCTTCTGCTCTTCTAGGCTTGGCATCAAAGTAAGCATTGATAACAAGTCTTACTTTACCGTTAGCAGCTTGTGTATATGGGTCTACTGTTAAATCAATTCCACCCCATTGACCAATAACCAAATCAGCGAAATTACCGAAGATTACGCCCTTACCAGCTACAGCAGAAGTAGAAAGAACTGGATAACCGTTTACCTCATTACCTTCCATCAGATACTTACCAGTATCAGTACCCTTGTCAGTAGTCTTTAAATCAGCCTTAGCAGAAGGTGAAACAATAAACTTAATATCACCTCTCACATTCTTAGCTTCCAAATCAGCTTCCATCTTAACAATATCCTTGTAAGTGATAGCATTGCTATCTGCTACTACAGCATTAAGCATACCAGCAGGTTTCTTTGCATCACCAGCTTCACTACCCAAAATAGTAGCTTCAAGTTTGTTGGCAATAGCTGAAACAATATCTCTCTTTAGCATTTCCTCAGCAGAATTAGAGTCTTGAATTAAGAATTGCTTAGATACGTCAATATAAGCAGTAAGTCTTTTAGGCTCTAGGTTTACTTCTGAGAATGTACCACCGCCATTAGAAGCAGCATCAACTTCACCAGCCCAACCTACATTTGAACCAGAATAAACAGGAATAGAAACATTACCTACAAGTCCAGTCATATAAGAAGCACCTGCTTGTGCCAATACTAAACTTGCTCTCAATGGTTCAAGAATACCCAACTTATCTTCTGCTACATTCTCCTGTCCTGCTGTAGCTACAGTAGCTTTAATATCACCTCTTTCCTCGATAGGAAGTACAATCTGTCCGCTATAAGACTGACCAGCCTTGCGCATTTCTGCGATACCAGCAGTTACTACTTCCTGTGCTCTCTCGTCTAATTGTCTGTTATTGGCTACATCATTGATAGCCTTTAAAAGTGAAAACTTTTCCTTCATAGTATTAGTTGTATGTGTTGTTTGTTTAAGGTTATCTTCTTCAATCTTCCTAATCTGAATATCTATATCTGCCACTTCTTTAGTAAGTGCATCAAATTCTACCTGCTCACCTGCATTTAGCTTTCTTACTTCCTTCTCAGCACCAGATATAATTTCCTCTGCTCTCTTTTTAAGCAGTTCCTTTTTGTCTAGTAGTTCCAGTGTGTTCATTTAAGCCACCTTGTTTCTAAGTCCAGCGAAGTAATCTTTTAAATCCTCGCTCTCTAAATCCTGCATCTTTCTTAATGCTACAGATGTATCTGGATATGCTTCCTTATATACTGGTGATACATCGAATAATTCTTTGAAGCTATTGATAGTTCTTAAATAGCTACCATCTTCCTTCTTAGTCCAAGTATCTTTACCGATAGTAAAGGCAAATGAAGAAGTACTAATATCACCCCTTCTAAGACCTTCTAACAGTTCATCACCTAAAGCAGTGTTAGGTGCTTCAAACTTGTATTTAAGTCCAGTATCATCTATAGTTAATTCTAGGCTTCCAGTACCGTATTTAGACCTGGCTAATATACCTCTATCCTCATTGTGATTCAGTAAGCATAGTATATCAGACTTTTCTAAAATACCTTCTAAGGCTGTAGGTTCTATTACTTCAGTAAAGCCACCTAAATCCCTAGACTGCTTACCGAATACTAAAGCATACCCTTCTACAGTCCTAGAATCCATCTTTACAATTTCATTACAGTTTCTTAGTTCTCTCATAGTATTGTTATTATTCCAATAGAATCCAACCAGTATTATCTATCTGATTCTGTAATGCTGCTACCTGTTCCTTTAATAGCTTGTTCTGTTCCTCTAAGGATTCAATATACTTTCTTAATGCAGAATCGTCATAGTTACTAAGTCCAGCCAGTTTCTGTTTCTCTGGTGTTGTGTAGTCATTAGTAGATAAACCTTTGCCAGATACCTTGTCCACCTTATTAGCTATGCCAGCCTTAATAATAGAATCATCATAAACAGTATCAGTAAACTTAGCATTAGCAGGTACATCACATTCTACTGTATGTCCGTTTACAGTATCAGCATTACCACCATCAGCAGGAACTTTAGTAGGAATACTATCCTTTACCTTCTTTAGTTCATCCTGTAAATCGGTCTGCTTAGTAATATCACCTTCTATAGTACCCCATACAGCCTTAACTGTACTACCAATCTTGGCACTGATTCTATCCAGTTCTAATACTCCTTCTTTAGTTGCTCTCTGTAGTTCCATTACTTCAAATAATAATTAGTCTGCCCTTTAACTACCTCATCATAATAAGCATCATTAAACATAGCATTAGGACTTTTAAAGCTGTAGCTGTAATAGATTAGTCCAGATTGTAGCTTATCTAGGTCAGATGAATTTATAACCGCCTTATCTATTCTATCTTCTTCTACTATACCAGTCAAATCACCACTCTTAAAACTACATTCTATAAACTCTGCTGGGTTTGTGGTGTAAAGTCTA